TGTACTACCTAATTGGTTTGAATACAAGTATTCTCTTTCAGCTATTGTAAGTAATTTACCATATATTCTTAATTCATCAACATATCCTTTAAAATAATTACCACTTCCACTACTACCTACATAAAGATCATTGGTACTACTCCATGTACCTATTGCTGATATATCTGCAAAATCTTGTAGTACAGTATCTATATATAAGTAGAGTTTATCATTACTATGGTCTAATAGTATACTTACAAAAAAAGTCTTATTATCGATGGTTGTAGGTGTGTATGACAGGGTTTCTGAGAGGAGTGATCCTATTAAGGTTACTGATAAAGTAGTTGTTGCTACATCATAATAGCAATTTAAAAAACCATCTTGATATATAAGTCTAGGTTGTGTTGTTAACTGTCCTAATGAATCGCCTTTAAACCAGAAGTCTATCTCTGTATCTGCATAACTAGAAGTATAATCATCAACTAAAATCGTAGCATTAATTCCATTTAAACTTGTTACTTTTCCTGACACTCCTGCTATTTGTACAGAAGTACCTTCTATTGTTATTACATTAGAATTGTTTGATAAATCAGATAGTACATCAGCTGATGAAGGATTTTCAAATGAGCAATGAAGATTTACATCAGTTATTACACCTGTTTCATTTTTACTTGGTAAAGCTTTGGTGCCTGTACCTACTTTTAATTTATAAAATAAATCTTCAACGTCTGTTGTAACTGGTGTAACTGGATCTAAACTACTGAAATAAAAGTTAGTTGGTGCAGTTATTAGTTTAATATCTGCTACTGAATAATCTGATGTTGCTGATTGGAAAGTATCATAATAAGGAGTTTCATCAACTATACAATTTATATGTACTCCTACATGAGGAATATCTGTTGCCTTTCTTCCATATTTAACTGCCTTTTCAAGATAGTTAAAATATTTTGGTATCATAATATATTCTAAACCATCGTCATCAATTAATAAATCTTCTAAAGCATATTCAATTGCTAAATGGTTAGTTGGTGTAATTGATAAATCTTGATCTAAATACCACATTGTTGAAGCATCTAAATAATACAATGGACTATCATCTAGATACACGCCGTCTTCAATATATTCATCATAATGTAATATTGGTTCAGTACCAACAAATGGTGTAGTATGATCATGAGTTGCCAATGCTATATAAGTAGTAGCAAAATCAATTGCTCTATGTAAACCTACTGCATCTTTATATAAAATAAAAGTTTTTCCTGCATAAGGAATCAATTTAAAAATATAATTATAATAAGCATATATAGCTTTATTTTTAATTTTATATACTATACTTTCAACTTCTTTTTTGACATAAGTTAAATCACTTTTTATTTCTAAGTTGGTTGAATAACCTAACGATCTAGCAATATCTACTAGCTCTGTTACACTGGTGTATAAACTAATATCCAGATTTCTATTTTTTAATTCGGCTTCTGTTTGAAACTGAGTAAGGACATCTGTTGCAACATCCATTAAATCTGTCCATAGAGCGTTATCTTTTAATATACTTGGAAGATTTACTTTTAAATCTAACATTAGTTATCCTCAATATATTGTGCTGTTACTTCGGTTATCTCTTCGGTTTTGCATATTTGATTTCTCGCTGTCGGTACAATATCATTGTCTGATGTTTGATAATATATTTTAATTTCATAGTCGCTATAAGTTCCTGCTAATCCTGCATTTACTTGTAATGCTCCAGCACCTGTTGCATACACTATTGAACTACCATCTAAATCAAATGGTGATTCTGCTGTAAACTCTCCAGCGCCATCATCAGTACCCATTAAAGTATAGGCAGCATGCTCACTACCTTTTACATATAACCTAATTGATTCAGTTTCAATTGGGAATATCTCTAATTCTAAATCGCCTACATATGCTGTATTCAAAGTTTCTGATTTAATGATTTCAATATAACTATCATGGTGTGTTACACCGGATAAATCGTCGTCATTATAATCATTAATAAATCCTTTCCATTCAGTTTCATATATTGATTGATTAAAATCTAAACTTGATAAATCATATCTATTTGATACTGCTGTTATTATATTTGATTTAACTGTTGATAATACATACGATCTATCTTGTACATATAAATCAATATTCCATGCTAATTTAATAAACACGGTATCAGTAAATTGTAAAATATCAGTTGGTGGTTTTTCCTCTACAATACCAGCAATTACTAATACTTTTTGAGCATCACTTAACTGTTCACCTGCTGGAGTAAATGCTGATACATTTACTACATTTTCTTGTATTGGTACAAATGTCCAGGGATCAACATCATTATCAATATTATATTCATAAGCACCCCATGTAACTGCTTTATAGATATATGAACTTTGTTCTAACTTAACTTCATAGTCACCTTGTACTACTGCTTTATCACCCGCTTGAAAAGTTTTAGTTCCATCAGTTCTAATATCTTCTATATCTTCTTCATCAGTGCCTCCATCTAAACTATCAGTATTGGTACAATATACAGTTACTGCATCACTATCAATATCATATATAGTATCGTCAACAACTATCACAATACCTGTTGATGTTACATTACCTGATATACCCAGAGTTTCAACATATTTAAATATTACTGTATCCCCTGCAGTCAATTTTTTACCAAATATTCCATTACCAAAACCGATGTCAATACCGTCAAAATTCTTTTTATTTTTTAAGGTATATACTTCTTGATTAGTTGTTGCATCGTTTATATCTGATATTTCTGTCCACAATACATCATTAACATATAAATCATAAATTGAGTTTTCTATACTACTATTTGTTATTGAAATTTCTTCATAATCATCACCTAATGCAATATTAGTAAATGATTTAGCTTCCCCTTGAATTACCGGAATGTCAATATAATTATCGTCAGTTAATTGGTTTTCTGTTTGAGTAGAAACGAATGTAATAGTTCCAGCAGCATTAGCAAAAGAAGTATACTTAGGGTAAACAACAATTTTAGATGGTGGAGCAGCATATCCAGAATCCGTTGAACATCTTATATTACCTGAAGCCCCTATTTTTCTATCAGGGTCATATTGCATAAATTGAGCATTAGTTACTAGAGATGATTTTTCAGTAGCTAAATCCCATCTTGTATTCCGTGTAAGCCATTCATCATAACTACCTAATTGAGCTATTGCTTCTGCTATAACTTCCAATAGTCTATTATTTGTACTAAAAAATAATACTTCTGCCCAGCTTGCTTTTTGACTTAACTGAGTCTGCATATAAGCTAATATTGTATCGTAGTCGAAGACCAAAATTTTATCCCCCAATTCCTAATAAGGAATTTTTTATATCTCTTTCACGTAGCCTTTTAAATTTAAAATCAGGGTAAAATTCCTGGATTTCTTTTCATTAGTTTTTCTCATTTTTTCTTTTGTTGTAGTTGAATGTGTTGTACCCAAAGTCATCTATGTTAACCTTCCTTTTATTTTTTCATTCACTGTAGTTTGTACCCTCAAGTCTGATGAAAATACTTTTAGTCTCATATCCCAATATCTTTTTTCATAGTTAGGTTCAATTTTAAGACTAATTATTTTTAAGTAAGGAGTAAAATCCTGATCAATGCCATCTTTAATTGTCATTTCTATATCTTCTATAGAAACTTCTCTCATAGGTTTAAGAAGCCAAGGAATTAAAAATCCCCCTTTAGCGGGTTTTCTAATTACTTCACCTCTAAAAGAAGCTATCCATAATTTGATGGATTGATCTAGTGCGTCCTTTCCCCATACCTGTGTTATTTGACCTTTTGTATCTATAGCACCAGTGTAATCATAATCAAATATGTTTGGCTCAAATTGTTTAATCCCCATATTATATTAGTAAAATTCCTAATCCTCTTTATATCTATCTGATTGTGCTGAAGAAATATCTACAGTAGTTACTGAAGTTGCACCTACCCCTGGAGATGGTGGGCCTGTAGCTGCTGTTGCGTGCATATGTCCTGTTATAGCTCCTGCTATAGCTGCATCAATTGTTTTTTGAAAAGCCTGTAAAGCTGTATTTAATTCAGTATGAGTTACTAAACTTTTAGTACTTCCATTGTTTTCTAATACACCTAGCGAAGTATATTTTAAATACCCATTTGTATTATATATTTTAACATCTTGATCTTTAGCATTTAAATAAACTTTGCCAAGATTATCAATCAATACATACATACCATTTTTATTATAAAAACCTTTATCACCTGTTGAAGTATTCCAAAAAAGGATACTACCATCAACCATATAGTAAAATTTTAAATCAGGATAAGTCGTGGTTATTGATTCTGTAATATTACCAAGTGCTGTATCAATAGTGGACATACTAAAAAAGCCGTCAATAAAACTCCCACATAAATAGTAGCCTTCTTTAAAATATTTATCAGTAAATATAACCCATATTTTATCATCAACTTCAGGACTTATATAACTAAAATTACTTGCACTCATTCCAGGTTGTACAAATGGTCTTACCCATGGCAGTTTAGTCGGATCTATTTTATTCATTTCAGGGAGTAACCTTACTTGTATACGACCTTTTTTTGTAGCATCATCATGGTTTTGATCATCATTATCTGTTACTGTTGCATAGTATAATTGTATTTCGAACATTTTATGTTTCCACCACTCCATATTTTTGTAGTATATTTTTACTATAACTATTAGCATTTGCTATTAAAACTTTACTAGGGTATTTATTTTTTAAATAAGATAATAGTTTACTAGCATATCCCTTTCCTCTATATTTATTTGGTGTATCTAGCCATTCAATAAAAATAAAATGTTCTGGATTTTTATCTGCTGTATATGTAACAATTGGATTTTTACTATAAGTTAATTTTGAAAATTCTATATTATCATATTTATCTCTTAAGCTTAATATTTGCATTCCTGTACGGTAGTCCTCTAATTCTTTAATATGTAATTCATCCATTGTTTCTTTCATTTTAATCATAATAAAGTCCTATTGTATCAATTTCGGTTTTAATAAATATGAAGACGGTATTTGAATATACTTTCTACCTAATATCAATTTGGTATACCCCTTTATTTCCTCTCCATTCCATATATGGTCACATTGTTCTATTACATATAATCCAGAAAATCTTTTTGATTCGTTATCTTTATTTTTAGTATATAGTTTAAGTCTTATTGATTTTCCTGCATGTAAAGTTGGGTCAAACGGAATCATAACCATAAAGTGATCTTGAAAAAACCCATTTTTATACGCATGTATATCTTGTCCATCCACATTTTCTTTAAGACCGACTATCGTATCCTCAGCAAATTTTACATTACTCACACCTGTTAATAAAATTGGAACACTTTCTATTACTGGAAAATCTAAATTATTTTTTGGCGGGTGTGATGTGGTGTTAGTTATAGCTTGTTCCATTAAACCTGTGTCTCTAGAAATTCTAAATATCTTTCGTTTTCTAAGATTCCAATTTTCATTTGGATTAGTACTCCATCTTTTTATAAGAGATATTTTATTTTTTTGCGACACCGCTCCACTATCGTTTGTACCTGGATTATAAATATACTCTAAAGTAGCAGCAACCTCTTTGTGAATCATTGAATCAGCATGCCTAAAATGAAATTCATTATTAGTTGTGGTGAAACAATAGAAAGGAGTACCACTTGAATTTCTAGAAAAAGCGTTTGGCACCAACACATCTTTTATAAATTTAGCATCAGTCATATTTGTTTGATACCAATAGTCATCATTCCCTGTGTCATTTATATCGCATAAATTGAATAAATACTTACTAGCTAAGTCTGTCACTACTCCAGAAATTCTATCTTTATACCCTATGTTTGAAATAGTTTGTTTATTCCACCATTCGTGTACTGCAAATATATTATCCTTTCCAGAAATATACCCCGGTTGATCTACATCATTAAGATTATCTCTTTGTATGACATAAGTACATGAGTTTAAAGTATCTCTGGTACCATATTCTAATTTATATCTTGTACCTTGAAGTGTACCTAAATATTCTTGAACAAGACCCGATAAGTCATTGTATTCAATAACACAATAAGAATATAAATCATATATAGAATCTACCATAGAAAAACTTATTTCACTTGGATTAATATTAGTGTTTCTATCTTCTATGTATAAATTGATTATAAAATATTCGGAGTACTCAGACATAAACTAAACTCTTTTATCGTAATAAAAATCTTCTAAGTTTTTAAGAGTGGGGATTTTTATTTTATCACCTGGTGCTGCATTGTATATCAAACCAACATCGTTGATCCACATAACTAAATCGTCTAATTCAGATTTTTTATATGCTCTATTTACTAGTAAATCTGGGCGTTCAATATCTTTTGATGTAATCCGATATTCTAAAAAAGTATCTGTATATTGAAATTTTTGAATTGGTATTGTAAAAATATCTTTATACAGCACCCCACTTTCATCTTCTGTTACCGAATTTTGAGCTAAATCATATCGTGAACGCATTTTATACTCCTAAGCCTAAACTTCCAATCACTTCATTCACAGTTGCTGTATATATTGATTGAATATCTAAATTAATTTTTACCCACATAGGGTATCCTAATGAGTCTGTTTCAGTTGCAAAAGTGGGTTCTGCTTTTTTAATTATAGCTTGATTAATTCTTAAAAATTTACCAACCTCTATTGTGTATGTATTATATCCTGATAGATTTGTACCCTCTATATCAATAACATTTGCTATAGTTGGACCGGGAGGTACCAATGTTTGTGAAGCCATAAAGTCTAATACTCCACTAAGACCACCTCCCCCACTACCAAAACTTCCGTATGCAGGTAAAGGAATGGCCATAAGTCTAGTGGCTGGAATTAGCACTTGACTCTTACCATCAACATTTGTTTTATCAACTCTAAAAGTTACTGTGACATTAAGGTTAACAGGTTCAGTTCCTTCCCATAAATGTAATCCAAATTGTTTTAATTGCCCTCCAAAAGCTACTCCGCCACCGGTAAATTGACTCGATAAAGCTCCAAGTATATCGACAGCTTTTGATCCGCCACTTTTTATTAAAGGTTCAAAAGTAGAAGAAAGACTAACGGTGACAGGCTCGTCTAATACCATTGGTACATTAACCACACTTGTATTACCTTGATGTATTCTTAATCTTTTACCAGCAGGTATTGTAATTCCTTCATAACTTGTTTCCGACATTAAAAAACTCCTACCATTCCATTCTGTAAAATATTATCTGGTGAAAATCTACTTGTAAAGTTATTTTGAATAATATTTCCACTTGGTTTTTTAGATAATAGAACCTTAATTTGAGTTAAAATATCCGTAACTGAAGTATCTACTGCTACATTATTAGGAGTCATATTATTAGACATAGATTGATTATCAAATGCTTTAGTACCAAAAATCATATCGTCAGGGTGAGTTTGAATAACTTCACCTGTTTTAGTAACTATAAAATCATTAACTTTAGTTGGTTCTTCTGAAGTTGTTCCACCATATAAATCTGTTTGGTATTCAAATTCTTTATCACCTGTAACATTTTTAATAATATCTTCAATCCATTTAGTATCACCTTTTTCTGACGCCTCTGTCATTTTTAAAGAAAGTTCTTCTGCTAATGAATCAGTATATGCATCACGTTCTTTTTTATCAATATCCCTCCAAGAACCTGCGCCATATTTTGTTTCATATTCTGATTGGGCTTTTAACTTAACAACAGACATTTTAGCTAGTTCTGTTTGAGCTTTCTCTGTTGTAATTGACCCGGCACCTAATAAATCGGCTACGGAAGACATACCTCCTGTTCCGCCACCTTTTAAACGTTCCCACCCAACTTTAATTGAGGTACCTAAATTCTTAAAAAAGTTTTTTACCTTATCCCAGGCATTTTTTATATTCCCCCAAAAATCTTTAAATGTATCTCTTGCGTCTTTCAATTTATTTTTTAAATAATTTCCCATTCCCTCTTTTTTCACATCTTTTATGAATCCTTCCCAATGGTCGGTAACCATACCCCATCCCTCACCTATTTTTCCTTTAAACCCCTCCCATGCTTCAACAGTACCTTCTTTAATATCCTCCCATTTCTTTTTAGCCCCTTCTTTTATATTAACCCAAGCGGTACTTAATGCGGTATTTAAATCTTTTAAAATTTGGGCATCTTTAATACCTGATAAACCTTTTTGCCGTATATTATCCATAAAATCTACAGCATAATTTTGAGCTTGATTCTTAAAATCATTAACTTTATCACTAAACTCTTGCATTTTTTCTCTTCTATTTGCTATTTGTTGTTGCCTCATTTCTTGTACTAATAACATAGTTTCAGGATCTTTTTTCAATGTTTTAAATATTCCACGTTCTACGACTTGATCAAAAAATCCTGTAATCCAGCCAGCCATTTTAGAACGACCTTCTTCACCAGCTAATTCAGCTTCTCTTTTAGCTCCAGAAAATACTGTACCCATAACAGTAAACGATTGATCACTTAGAGCTCTAAACTTTTCTCTAAATCCTTTAGCCTCTTCTAAAGCTTTTTGTTTTTCGGAGTATATTGCAGTAACATCTAAATCCCATTCTTCTTCATATGCTACTCTAGTTGCCTTAACTGCTGATTGAATAGTTTTAGCAATACCTCCAGCTACTACCCCAACTAGTAGCCCAATAGGCCCACCAATTGTCATACCCAATCCACCCCATGCGGCTGCTTGCTTACCAATACCGCCAAGCATATTTTCGCCTTCAACTTTATCTATGTCACCTAAAAGAGCTGTACTTATTCCTTTTCCAATTTTTCCTTCTTTAAATTGCGGAATAGAATCTTTTACATCACCAGCTTTTAAAGCAACAAATGCAGCAGCACCAGCTACTCTTAATGCAATACCCCCAACTTTTTTAATAACAGGGCCAAGAGTTTTAAGCATTGGGCTTAAAGCACCTAATGATCCAAGTATACCGCCTTCTCCAGTCTCGCCACCAATTTCTAAATCATGAAATTCATCTTTTAATACATCTCCCAAATAAACAGCGGCAGTACCAGCAGCTCCTGCTTTTAATAAGGCATCTCTTCTATTTTGTACTAATGAATCGTCGTTATTACCTAAGTTTAAATCCCCTATACCGTCTCCATCACTATCACCTATTTTATTAAAAATTGAAGAAGCTTTATTTTTTATATCTAAAAGATTACTTTGTTGTTCCTCCTCTTCATTATCTATTGCCTCATTTTTTTTATCTTTTCTTTTTGATAGAACATCGTGTAACGACTGTAATGGAGAAGAGGCTATATTTTTTAAAGTGGGTCCCAAATCTTTTAAAAATCCTGTAATTTTAAGTAAAGGCTCTGAACTACTATCAGCAATAGTATCTTTAGTACTCTCTACAGTAGACTTTTTAGATTGCTCTTCAGCTATACCTTCATTAGACTGTTGTAGTTCTTTAAACTTTTCTTGAATAATATCGCCAAGATAGACAGCTGTAGTTCCTTCTACACCTTGTCTAATTAATGAAGACTTTGTTCTTTGTATTTTTTTAGTTTCCTCGGATATTTCTTTTTGTTTATAGTCAAATAAGTGACCAAGTTTTTCGTCAATCCTTGCTAATAAAATATTTCCTTCTTTTTCAAGACTCGATATACTACTTGATTCTGAAGAGATATTTTTTGTATGTAAAATAGGAATGCTATTAGTATCCATATTATATTAGTATTATTTACTTTTTCCCAATAAACGGACAAGTCATTAGATTATTTTTATTATAGTCGTATAATTTTTTAACCCTATCTTTTATAATATGAGCTGGCATCGCCATGTAGTCATGATAAGTCTCCGAAAAGTTACTGTTCCCCAAAAAGAACAGTATATCTTGAATCGTCTTGTATCTCCATGGTTGGTAAATAGTCCACTGCTCGAAATTGAAACCTCCGGATTACTTTGTCATGAGTTAAAGGTGACTCGATTGTAACATCACTTTGAGGACCAAATTCGATATCACTTATTACTTTTTCTATCATTACAATAATATCTAGAGGTATATCTTTGTAAGCTTCAATTTTATCTTCTTCAGTAGTGAACATAACATTATCTATTTCTAATATAGTATACATCTCTTGTAGTGAAAGCAAGTCAACATTTCTTTTTTTCATATACTCTAAATAATTTCGATGTTCAATACTATCTATAGTTCTTTGTTTAACATTCACATTATTTTTATTTCTCTTGTTATATTCAATATCTTTTTGTATATTTATATATGTATTTTCGGACTCCAAGTATTTTATTTCAACAAAATTTTCTGCTTTAATAAAATCGCCTAACCTAGGTAATCTAAATTTATATACATGGTTATCTTTTTTCAATATAATAGGTTCTTTAAATTCATTGTTAATAACCTTAGTATTGATATTTGAAATTTTAACATCTACAGTTAAATTTTTAGAACCATTTTCTATTAAATCATATTCTTCTTTACCTATTAAATTTTTATTTAGGGCTTGATCTAATTCCTCTTTATCCCATGCATAGTTTGAACTTGTTAAACTTTTTCCCCACCAGTTTAAATATACATTTAACATTATTTCTTCAAGTTCACTTTGATGTAGTTCTAAAACATCAATTTCCTCAAATACCATTCTATCAACTACTTGTAAAAGAGTTTCTAATTCCTTAGCTGATGGAGCTTGAGATAATTCTAAAGAATCCTGCCCTGTATAGTTTTTTATATGAATAACTTTAGGTAAAGATAATTTACCAACACTGCTTAATTTTATTGCTAAATGTTCCATTGACGGTTTGTCCGAAATTGAAACTTGCCTTTTTTTAACTTCTACTATTTTCTCTTCGTCGCTTACAAAAAAATCTGACATATTTATTTCTCCTTAATCTATGGTATCAGCTGAAAATGTTGCCGAAATTGTTTTACCCTCTCCGCTTTCATAGTCTAAATCAATATTGTCAAGTCCTAGAAATAACATATTTTTAAAAAGATATGTTAAACCATTACCCGAGTTTTCTAAAACAAGAGTACCATTTTTTGTATGATTACCTATATTAAATACTCTACTATATTTATTAAAAATAGTATTTCTCCAACTAGCTAAATACCCTATAAGTTTAAAATCCTCTGTTTCTAAAAATTCTATAGAAAACTCCTCTTCGGGTTCATAACCAGTAATATATTTTTGCCCAGTATTCATGGTTTCATGTGTAAATTTTATTTGAGGAAGTGTTACACTTTTTACAAAATATTTTATATCTGGGAGATCACTAAAATAGAATTCCCATTTAACTGGATTCCAGTAGTCTTGTGTTAAAATGTTATTATCAATAATAGACAAAAAAAAGTCCCCCCTATTTATACTATATTAGTATACTAATAGGGAGCCAAAAAATTTAAATAAATATTCTAAAGAATAGTGTCGTCGATAAGATGCATACCCATTGTAATTGTCAATGTAAGAGGATCACCACTTGTATAATCAAATGCTATATCTCCAACACCTTTACACCAACACCCAACAAAAGTCCATTTTTCAAAACCTGCCAATGAAGTGCCGTCAGCATTAAGAGCTTTAACGGTAATATTAGTTCGATTATTCATGAGTGGTTGATCCAATGCAACTTTACCAGTTTTAGGATTTTGTATTAAATTTCTCCATGCCACAAAAGCCTTATACACCAAATAATACCTATCAACTCTTATATCAAAAGTAAATTCTTTAGGGTCATTTATTTTCCCATTTGGCTTTTGAATCATTTGAGTTTTATAATGCACGTCATAGGTGTCAATTGTAATACCAGGTATTGTTATATTCTGTATCCTAATTAATTGATTTTGTATAGAACTTAATACTGGAATTGGCAAAAACGACATCTCAAACAAATTTGCTAATGCGTCATCCCCCATTTTAAAAATATCATCAATCATATAATTGTCTCCTTTATTATATTAGTAATTCTTTAACCCGATATTAATTCTTTTATATCAGTAGTTTGACCAACATTTATAAATTTAAACTGTATTGTTTCTGAGTAAGGTGTTACCTTTACAAATAAATCATAAATGAATTTTCTTTGTTCACGCGCATTAGCATCATTATTACTTGAGTTACAAACAATTTCATAATCAAAAAGTAAACCACTAGCAAATATTGGATCCAATATTGTTCTTCCTTTAGTATCAGCAAGTGTTTGATGCAAATCGTCATTTAATTTAGCTATTTGATATGTAAGAACTTGACTAATTGTATTTGAAATTATATAGTCAAATAATCTTCTATGTGCAATCCAAGAATTGTCAGACAATGTATTGGGAGATTGTGCGGTTTTCTGTGATACAACCATAACACCATAGCTTTGATAAAATACAATTGGGTTTATACCAGCAACATCAAATGCCTCTAATTGACTTTCTGTATAATCGTATCTCATTTCTATGACACCCGGTCCAAGTTGCCCACCATGGTTATTTTCATCTATCCATGCTGGTGCACCACCATTGTATATGTCTGCCATTTGTGCAAACTTAGCTCCAATTTTTCCAATAAGAGAAGTCCAGAAACTTGAGTTATTATATGAGTCAGTAACTCTAGCCCAATTGCACGACCAACTTAATCCTGCATTGTTAATACTAAATCCATCTTTTGTTAGTAATGTAGTCGCTGCTGCTTCACTATCAGGAAGCTTTAAAATATAACTTGCATACTTTTGATAAGTATTTCTTAGTGTATTAAATGTCGTTTCTACACCTGCTACTGAAGTTGGATCCATAAAAATTCCAGCTTCATAAGTATTAATTTGTTGAAAATAAGCCCAACCTTCATTAATTTCAGTAATGGTAATTGCTGAACCTCTAAGTCCACCAGAAAATGCTACAGTATCTGTATCATCTACCCATCCAACTGGATCTGCATTAGCATTGATTGCTATTTCAATATAGTCATTATCGAGTAAAAGAACTTCACCATAGATGTTTGTACCAAAACCGTCTTTTTCATTAACTGTTATAGAAATAACATATTCGTCTATCTCAGTCCAAGTAGTACCTGAGTCAGTTGTTTCATATAACTTAATTGTAAAAAATCCTGATGTAGAATTTCTTGTAATTTTAACACCTAACCAATCTACTGCTGGATTTTTTGCAGCAATTAAAAATAAATCGTTATCACTATTAAAAGAATAGTCTTGTACTTCCCCCGGAGTTTCGCCATTACCTAATCCTAATCCTGCACTCCCACTCTCGGATACCAGTACTCCACCAAGTCTAGCAGCAGTATCGTATGGAGCTGAAATCCAAATATCATCTTGGTTATTAAATTGAATTGCCTCATATACATCCGGATAAGAAGATGAAGGCTTTCCAAACATTTTAAGTAGCCTATTCTCTTGTCCTTTATAAATTTTTACTGGTTTAGTATTTCCCCTAGAAGCTTTGATTACCATAGCACCAACTGTTAAAGCTGTTCCTTTTACAGTCGAAGAACGATCTAACTCCTGTACATCCATTCTCCAAGTATTTCCTATCGAATCTGGCATAATTAATTCTCCTTTAATCCTCTTTCTATTATATTAGTACTAAGAAACAGTTTAAGTAATAGTTTCATTCACATGGTCTATTACAAATTGATACGTTTCATTGTAAGTTGTACCTGTTAATTCTGGTATTGCACTAGCAAAATTTAATACAAGAGTTTCAGGAATCCAAAATACTTCATCACCATCTATTTTTAATACGAAGGAATCTAAATTAAAAGGTAATGAAGCACTGTGTATTTTATTTTTTTCTAACCAATCATGTTCAGTATACTCGGGTTCAAACACTGGACTATTATACCCCAACAAAGCAGGGAAAGCCACTTCTTTTTCTAATATAGTGATTGAGGGTTGTAGTATTGTTTTATTATCGGCATCCGCAATTACTTGAGTAAAAGCATATCTTAATTCATCTTCTCTATGACACCAAAAAGTACACTCATACGATAATGTGATGGGTGCAAACATTATTTTATCTCCTAATTCGTCAATATATAGTCCTTTAGCATAAGCTGTTTGATTCCACCATTCTCTTAAACCCATAGAATAGTCTGTTAATTTTAAATTTATAAAAGGTAATTCAAGTTTACCTTTATTTTTATTTGACCGCTCTCTAAATGCATATGCATCTCTCGAATATACAACTCGATCAAGTTCTCCTAATAGAAGTAGATTAGAAAAATGATTCATAATAGTGAGATCAACTGAACTAAGAGTTGTTAAGAAATTTTGATCTTCATAAAAACTGGGCATATTATATTAGTATAGAATTTATTTATTAAATGTGTCCTGAAATTCTTGTAGACCATGCCCTGTTATCATTCCAGTATCATTTATTTTTTTAGTCTTAGCAAGTTTCCAAGTTCCATCTTTATATAATGTTAAAAATCTTTGTTCATATCCTTGAGCCATACTTAAAGGAATATGATATTGTATATGATTTTCACGATTTCCAGTATAGTATTCTTTAAAATCCGTATTACCTATAATATACCTTTGTAACTTTTCATATTCACCTTCACCTGATGATTCTCTCATTCGTATCATATTAGCCTCCTACAGC